ATATTATGTTGATGCTCAATCCATTTGGTGTATATCTCAATGGAGAATACGATCGGTGTGCAGGAGTTGCCCAACAAGTCCACGAATCCATACTTGGATCTCCAATTGGCCCAGCTTACTTGATACTAGTTGTTGTGTTTGAACATATACAACTGTGGTGGGGCGCCGGCATCCAAGCACTTATCCCAGTCTTCAACATGATATGGATGGTCATTGAAGCTTTGCGCTTATATCTCTCGGCACCATTAGGGCTCTTTGTTGGTGGGGTCCGGAGTAATTACTCAACCCCAAACTGGCTACTCCAAGGACTCGACGCAACTTCACATGCTCTGAGAGACCTTCGATGTTACCTCAATGGAGCACTGGTTAGCTTTGAAGAACTCAAAAATTCAGTTATGCAACGAGCTTGGTCAGAACAAGAAAAATTCACATGCCCCGGATTTGAGTATTACGAAGGCATTGGTTCGGTGTCGGAGCCATTTTGTGTTCAGAAGGACTCTGCCAATTTATTTTATGCAATTTTTGGCCGCCACTTTGGAACTCGCCTGCAACCGGAGTTAACCCGTGGGAAACCAAGTGGCGTGTATGAAGAATTTTTGAATTTCTGTGACAAAGATCTCGATGAGCACATTAAATTAATCGAACCTCGCCTCCTTCAAATGGAATTACCAGACATTGATGAGTGGATTGAAAATATTGTTGAACCGAAGAAACGGACTGATTATCGTGATGGACGAGAGACTGTCGAACGTGATCATTACATTAATGCCACCTTAGAATTGCTAATGAAAACCGGTGAAGTTCACCATGAGGTTCCATCCTTATGGATCATGGAGAAGATGGCTCAGCACAAGGTGGATGCTGGGATGAATGTAGCTGAGGCTGTCGCAGAGATCAAGCAGAAGTATGCCCGTTGTCTGTTCAACCCATCACGTGGCTTGAAGGCCTGGCCTGGTTGGTTTAATTATGTCCTCATACGGGCTACAAGATGTTGTGCCTGGTTTGCCCATGGCTTGAATTGTGGTGAACTCGCAGAAGCAGTCCAGGACATGGTCAAAGTCTTTGATGAACCAAAGGGTTACGGTGTTGATGGAAAATTTTTTGATAGTCATCAACCTGAAGAGACCATCCGGCGCGTTGACAATAAATTGATCAAAGCTTTGGCCCCAATTATCGGCAAACGATTCTGCGTTCCTCGGTATATAACTGACGAAGTTATCCGCGTCTCTACAAGTCCAATGCTCCCATTTGTGGCTTACCATCCGGGTGAAGGAAGAAAGAGGCCCATGGTCCGCGGCAAGGTTCTGGGCACAACTTATTCAGGACATCCACTCCGAACGAGTTATGGAAACTCGCATCGACAATACCTTTATGTCAAATTCCTCCTGAATAAGGCAGGTATCACCAAATATCGGATGCTCGTACTAGGTGATGATGTTTTGTTCTTTATCGAAGCGGGACAGGATCACCTGTTAGACGCAGTTAGGCCATTGTTATTTTCTCAAGATATCAAGCCCAAGTTTCATGGGCTTGGTCAATGCGTCACTGAGTTCGTTAAGACCGATGATCGGTTCAGTTTTCTCTCAAAGATTGGCTTCTTAGCCCGTGACCACACAGCTGTTCTAACAAGGAAATTTGGTCGATGGATCTTAGGCTCCAATTGGACTCGATCTATTAAAAAAGGATTCGGTTTTGGTGAGTATAACCATGCAGTCACTAATTCTTTGAAAGCATCCTCTGCCAACATTGGCATATTTGTTGAAGTGATTAAAGAACGTCTTCGAAAGTTGAAGCACAAGTTTACGGATTGGGTCAACATTCCTGAAGACCTCCGTTGGTCACATTTGAGTGGTTCAACTGAAAAGGATTACTCTGAATACGACCTAGAAATCGGCATCAGGACACAGTTTTCGGTTGAATATGCACTTAATTGCTCCTACGAGGCCCTACGTACAGCGGCTTACGTGTGTGGGTCCGTAGGAGCGGATGGTTTTATACCAAAAACAACACAACAAACAAGAATGAGTACCAACATCAAAATCTCCTCGACTGGAAGAAAACGGGGTCCAAAAACAACTTTTAAACTTCGGCAACGCAAACGGAAAACTTTTATCGCTGGACTAAAAGCTGCACAACGACCACGACGACAGAACCCAGGCCAGATGCAGGCATTAATCGCTGCAGTCCGAGCCAACCGGCCAAAGTCTAGTTTCCCCCCATTGACCAGATATATGAAGCAGATGCTATTCCCAGAAAAAGCCCTGGACCCAAGGGTTGCGGATGCGTACTATACTCCAACATTCACATGGAGAGAAGCCTTCAAATTCCAACTTACAGCCAATGCCACAGGGAAGCTCGCTATATGTGGCAACCCATGGTTAAATTATAATGTGCTGTATAGTAATAACGTCTCACTGAATGTCAATGCTATTCGAGCAACCGATGCTATTGGCTGGTCCGGAGCGACCAACACCGCACATACTATTGTTGGTTATGATGAGGTCCGGCCTGTATGCTTCGCCATGACTGTGCGCTACGTAGGAGCTACTCTGACTGCATCTGGATCCATGAGCATGTGCTGTGGCGCTGGTCTCAACGATTTCTATGGCGCATCCGCTACTAATGTTGTCACAGCCTGCACAAACCTCCCAACTGACACACTTCGTGGCATCATGATCCACCACGGACCCGAAGACGTGGACATGGTGACCAGTTTTCCTGCATGTGTCTATGCAGACAACCCAAAGGAATACGGCAAACATTCCAACATTACAGTCATTTGCAACAACTATCCAGCATCTGCTCCCTTTGAAGTGGTCGTCTATGGATTTCTCGAAGCCACAAATGGAACAGCAACCCCAGAGAATGGCCGCGTCGTCGCCGTAGCAGACTACGCCAACCCGATCAGCGAACAACAGAAGCTGAGAAATGTTGTCCGCCGGTATCCGTCACTAATTTGCCAGAACCTCACCACTGGTTCTCCATTTCCACCGGACTTGTCAGCCTCACTTGGCACTTTTTCAGCTCTGAATACCAGACCAATGGCTGGGCCTCATGGTGGTGATGGGGCCAGCGATGAGTTGAAGTCCAAACAACGCCCGGCTATTAAAGTCGTGCCCGTGCCAACAGACATGGTGATCAAAACCGACCCATTGACGCACCAGCTCTCATCCTTAGCGGACGATGATGATGAGAGCAACTGGGTCGACATGAAGTCCGATACTTACCATGGCGACACCCCAGAGGAAGTCTATCAAAACATGGAAAAGCATCGGGCTTTTGAGGAGAAGAAGCTTGCCGAACAACTCACTGCTGAGGAACAAGCCCGCCGGCAAGCAAGATGGAAAGCCAACCTCATGAAGAAAGCAGAGGAAATATTAACCAAAATGGCCTCTGACAAACAAAATCAGATCAATACGGAACGTCGTGAACTTCGCGACGATTTCTAAGCGGC